CATATAAAGAAAATAATTCTTTTAATATATCACTTTTTAATGCAGTAGCCTCTTTATCGGTTGCGGATTTTAAGAATATTTTATCAACATCAATTTCATTGTATCCAATAGTTTCTATAATAATATTTACTGATTCAATAAATCCTTCATAAGTAATATATTTATTTCTTTCATCTCCAAATATTCTAACTTCTAAATCATCAAATTTTTCACGGGCAATCATTGCTAATCCCCCAGCATTTTTCTCCTCACTACCCAGCATAGAACCACTAACATCAACTAATAGTAAAGTTTTACCGTACAGTTTCTCTTTATTAGAGAATAACTCAATAAATTTTCTCTCTAAGTCATACTCAAATTGTGGAGTAATATCGTAAGCTTTAATAAAATTGATCGGTAAAAGTTTTGGGTCTTGTATTTGTGAAATTGCCTTACTAATACCATCATACCCAACAGTTTCCATGTTGCGTAGATTTCGCAGTGTTGCCAAACCACCTAACTGTTTATTATCTAATAAATCTTGCCACACAGCACGTTTTTCTTCAGTGGTTTTGCACGCTGAATATCTAACTTCCCATGTGTTTGGTGTAGATAATGTATCAGTAACTATTTTTTTGAATAATTCTTTTTCAATATCGTTTTTAGGTTTTGGGTGGGTAAGGTTTATAATATCAAAAATATTGTATTCTTTTTTAGAGCCTTTGTATTTAGAGAATTGATATTCATTGAACTTAGAAAAACAATCTGCAATCCCTCTAAGTAATCCTCGTGTAAATTTCTTTTTACTATCATCTCTACGATATATAGCTAGAAGTTCCCCCAAATCGTCCAAGCGATTTACTACTTGAGGAACAATCTTTCTTATTGGATAACCGTTCTCCGATAACAAAGAAATCAAATAGAGAGGAACGTGCCTTAATTTCATAGTATGTTTTGCTTCAATGGCAACCTCTATTACAATTTCAGGATCAATATGCTTTACTAAATCTTTAATTCTATCTGCAACGGAAACACCAGATTCATAGAAATTGTTTTCCCATAACATGCAGGACATGACTGTACGGCGTAATTGTTGCACATAATTAATTTTTACAGCTTTACCACCATTTTCAGTGAAAATAGTGGGGTATTTAATTTTTTTATTTAAAGATGACATTTTTTAACTTTCCGAGAAATGCTACGTTGCTAATAATTTATTAGAAATAGAGAAAATAAAACACAGTCTAAAATGCTGACGCTCTACCCCTGAGCTACATCCCCATAAAAATAGAGAGGATGGTATCGAACCATCGTCCTTCAGCGAGCCATAAGTATCTGTGTTTATCGCAACTACTTCTAATAAAAGTACACCCCCTGCACAAGAAATAAAATTTAGGAATGTACTTTTATTAGAAGTATCTTCAGGGAAAGTTAGAAACGGAAATGCACCAAGGTGCGATATAGAAAAATATAAGTAACCGTTTCTTTCGCCACTGAAGATGTTATTATAATAACAAATTATTTATCTTATGTCAACAACTATTTTGTCATTGATGAAGATTTTTCATAGTAATGTAATAAATATCTATAAACTATCTCATTATTAATACCATTCACTTCGATTTTCTTTGAGTAATCCTGAATAATATCAATGACAGATTTTTGGGGAGCATCCATGCTGTATTGTAAATCAATATCTCTCTTTATTTTATTTTCATTTTCATAGATAATAACACTTAGGGGCTTCATTTCTCGTATCATTTCTAAACAACTTTCAACGGTCTTATCATCAACACCAAGTGCAACCTTCACATAAACCTTTTTATTAAAACAATCAACTAATTGAAAATCATTGTCAATAGTAATATCCACCATGGTATTAACGCCGTGATGATGTTGTTCCAATACATGATTAACCGTATCAAGAAATCCTATCTTTTTAGAATCGTTCCTATCGTCCTTTTTATGCTGTATTAAGCATCCTAAATATACAATATTGCCAATGGTAGAACCATAATGAATATGCCCTGATATAACGTTTTTGAAGTGTTTAAATTCAGTGGTGGATATGCCTTTTGATAAGTATGTATCATTGGGGTGTTGTTTAAATCCACCAAATTCAAAATGTCCAATGCAATATTCCATCTTGGTATTTTTAACCATATCCATGATATTTTCTCTATTATCTTCCGTTATCCATGGAACGAATAATATGTTATCTTTTTCTAAAGGTTCATCAACAATAGTTATTCTATCGGAATTGAACATATCATTAAAAATATGCAGGGAATTTACCTTATTAGTATTTTTATAATACACATCGTGATTACCCGTAATCATAATAATACTAAACTCTTTATACTGCGATAAGAAACTATCCAATAAGTTTTTAATGAATAATACGGATTTCATGTCGGGGGAAGTTCTGCTTTCAAAAATATCCCCCAAAAATATAATCGTATCAGCCCCCTTATCAAACATAAGAGGAACTACTTTATCATATATGATTTTTCTAAAAGCCTCATGGTAAAAATCAGAATTACCTTTATGGAAGTCTATGTGAGTATCTGGAATCAGAATCGTTTTCATATATTTAATCCCTCAGACAAATCCAATTCTATTTTTTCTTCGTTTATCATTGTGGATAATAATTCATTGACAGTATCAACTATTTTTGAACGCTTTTTTAAACAAGCATCTTTAAAAGTAGCTTTTAATTTATTTTTAGATTCCTCATCCATAAATGATATTTCGTCAACCTTATTTCTCTCGTCTAAAATAAGTTGTAGGTTTAAAACTTCTTGTAACATAATCTCTTTAAGTTCGGTAGTTTTGCACATAATTTTCTCCTTTATGAAAGGATAATTTAACATAATTAAACAGTTTTGTCAATGAAAAACCCCATCAGTAAATAACTAATGGGGTAAAAATAAATAATGCGTTTTTACAACAAGGAGGTAAATAGCAAAATAAATCTTTTTTATACCAAATAGGAGATGGCAAAATAAATCCGATTTACCCCGACTACCAGGAAACCTGTAAGATAAATCGGATTTATTGCACGAGAAACCCCCACTACGCAGTGATTTACTCGTAAAGTAATTATAACAAAACAAGTAATCCATGTCAAGTTAAAAATCATCATCAGCATTTTTATGATATTGGTTTATTCCCAAAACAATAGATCGGAGGGATTCTATATTTTCCTCATTCATTAATTGTTTGGGTAATTTTGTCTTTGCTTTTACATAATACATCAAATCTTCATTATCCAAGGAATTAACATAACCCCTCGTTTCCAAGGCACTTGTTTTAAAGTTACTATTATCCTCATCGTTACCAAAATCAACTTCCATATCATCCAAAAACAATATAAATTCCGTTCTTTTAGCTTTACGCTTATTCTCTTCGCAATATTGTTTGGTAATGGCAGTTTGAACACATCTTGTAAAGAAACCATAAGCGTTTGGTTTCTTATCGTCCTTATCTTTATAATAATCAGGATTGTAAGAATTTAAAACTTTAAGAACATCCATTAAAACATGACTGTTCATTTCTTCCTTTTCATCATAGCTTAATCTGCAATGCTTACGACTTTTTAAGTTATTGCGGGATAAATCTATAATACATTTCGATAGTTTATTATCCACCAAATGTAACCCATACTTTTCAGTATAGGTTAATTCGGAAGCGTCTTTCCCTAACGATTCGTGGTACTTTTTTAATCTCGCTTTAAAATTCATTACAAGTGTTTCAAACTCATCTCTATCAATATAATAGTTCTTCTTTATCATAAAATCTCCGTCTATAAAGAAATTATGACACTCTTTTTAATTTATGTCAAATTTTTCTCTTTTTTTCTTTTATCCTTAAAATACCTCTTCATACTCTTCACAAGAACATTAGTGTTGGTGCGGAATATTGGTATATATTCTTCCACATACGAAACACCGTCTTTTTTACGGTTTTCCTCCAATGTCGATGTGATGTACACGATTGCGTCCGAAATGTTCTTATTACTCTCCCTGTATAGTTTATGACAAAAATTGAGGGACGGTACAACTTCAGGAACATATCCAGGTAAAGTCGATAATCCATCAAAGAAGTATATATTTCCAAGTATATAAGAAATACTGTCGTGTAGATATCGTATATTATGTTTATCTCTTATATATATTTTTATATACTTATTAACTACTTCTTTTCTTTCTTCATAATTTTGGGAAACGAGTATTTTTTCTAAAATATATTTGGGGGTAGCGGTATTTCTTTTTAGATATTCAAGATTATGTTCCTCATTTAATAAATCCTTCACATATAAGCAGTAAGCATCTATAATATCTTGTTTTCTAACTCTTGATTCATAAGTTTCTTCCACAGGATTAAACATTAAATCTAAAAAAGTAAAAGGAATCTCTTCCTCTTCTTGTGTATCTTCTTTTTTTTTAAATACTAGACCACCAAAGTAGTTTTCAAACAAAGATAAGTTTTTTGTATTTAATTTTTGATCTAAAGAAGTAATTAAACTATCTAAATAATTATTGAATCCTTTATGTATTATATTAATATTGGTGAGAGTTTCGTTAAGAAACTCGAACCTATTAAAGTAAATTTTATTACTTATTTTAATATTGCGAAGATGACTAAAGTCATCTTCCATAAAAATATTGAGTATTTTATCAATACTAAAAATTATTGATCTCTTTTGTTCATGTATATTTAACATGGTGTATCCTCCGTTAGGAGGATTATACCATGGATTCGTAAATAAATCAAATAAACTAAACTATCGTGATGTCAAGTGTTTGAACTTCAAAGTTCACAGTGATTCTCATCACGGAAGTTGAAGTTGGATCAAAGGAGGGGTTGCTGATACCAACGGGAAAGCAACCCGTGTATTTTATATAAGCTATGGGAGTTAGATTATCTAAAGAATTTATGATAATTACATATATATCTTTATACATACAGGTATTGTCGGGATCGGCTTCGTTATACGTTCCGTATAACTTCATCCAATCCACCAACACCTTATAATTGTATAGATTTTGTTGTAACTTCATATCTATGATTAATCTTGAGAAGTCATAACGATCAGGGAGGTACTTCGCTGTTCGGTTTCCCAGACCCAGGTAAACTGGGTCTGCGATAACCTCAGGCGGAAGCACCGTCTGGATCTTTTGAGTAATGTTTAGATCAGGAATCCATAAGAGAAAATCGTCAGACATCAGGTCTGACGTATTTTCGTTACATCTTTGTACTAAATCTGTCAAAACATTTCTACAAATCATCTACTCATTTTCCTTATGTACGCTTCGCAATCCTTGACGGATTTGCTCGCTGTTAGTTTTTACTCTAGGGCTTGTAGCGTAAAGCGAAAAGCCCGATGGTTTCTCTATCTTAATTAGACAATCTGTCTGTTTACTTTAGAACGCTTCGCAATCCTTGACGGATTTGCTCGCTGTTTGTTATGAAACGACCGTGCTGTAGCGTTAAGCGAAAGCACGAAACACCATCTCTTTTTTTAATTAATGGAAACTTTTGTATGAAACAAAACACTACGACTTTCTTACGCAAGTCTTGTGTTTTGGAATAAGACGTTTCTCATATATAATAAAATACAAAACCGACAAGAAAAAAAGATTATAAAAAAAAATAAGTATAAACTGTACCCTTTTTACAGGTACAGTTATAGTGTCTGTTGAAATTACTATATGAGAACCTATAAGGTTTATAATATTAGAAACTTTTTATTTTGTTTAAAAAGAAAGCGATTAGGATTTACCGCTTTTACTCCGCCCATTCTTGACTTCTGATTTACACGGATGTTCACCATTAACAAGACACTTCTTTAAATATACAATATTACCAATATATTTAGAGGGGGCATGAGACCCTTGTTTATTTACAGCAGTAGAGATTTTATGAAAACCATCTAGTGACCCAGTTGCATCATCAATGTTCGTAACTTTCTGGGAGGATAACTGTTCCTTCGTTACTGGTTCGGACGTATTCATCAGGGGACTGTTTAATGGTCGCCCCTTAGCTTCTGTTAGTTGCCTTACGTTTTTAGTTACTCTAATCTTATAGATGGAGTATTTATTGATGATGTTATTCGCCCCAATGTCCATTAAAAATGAATGCTGAACGCCAACAATATTATGGAACAGCAAATTTACTTGCGATTCAATAAATTCTTGATCATTACAGTTTCCTAACATTACTTCATTGATACCCCCCCAAGGATTTATGCCCTTCGCAAAGAGGTTGTCAACCGAGTGGTTGTTATTATCTTGATGACCGCAATTATTATTAAGGTCATTGGAAGAATTTCTGTTGGTAGCTATATGAG